TCATCTTGTTGAAATCAATAGACTCAACAGCACCTATCTGCATCAGTATCTCATCACAGGACGTAAAATTTCTAAAAAAGATAAAGACTCGAGTGATAAGAGCATCTAATAGCACCTATTAGCTCGGCTACTGGTTAAAATATATAATCTTTTCTGCTTGTATTATTTCTAAAATCTGAGAGAGTTTGCAAATGAGCAACAAAAACAACACAACCGAAGCTACACCCGCAAGTGGTGCAGTAATGAACCTCTCGCACGATGAAACCCATCTCACCAAGGTATCGGAGATTGTTATCCCCGATCTTTACAATCGCCGACTCAAGACTGGTAGCGAAACGATTGACAAAATCTTTGGAGGAGAAGGATTGCTACCTTCCGCTGTTTTCACTCTTTGTGCAGGAGCGGGATTGGGAAAGACCACCTTCCTTCTTCAAATGTTGGATAGTATGACCAAGGTGGGAATCAAAACTGCTTATGTTAGCGGTGAGGAGAGCAGAGAGATGCTGGCTTTTACTTGCAAGCGTCTTGGTTTGAAGAATGTGAGTGTGGCGATTCAAACCGATGTGGAAAAGATTTGCGAAATGATGGGGCAAGTGGATTGCCTTGTGGTGGATAGTTTTCAATGTCTCACTACCACCAAGAAAATGAATACGAGGGAGAAGGAAACTTACTTCCTCCACGAACTTATCAAAACTGCCAAGAAAACCGAATGTGTTTTGGGAATCGTTCTTCACATCACCAAGGGTGGAAACTATCGGGGTTCGACTCTCATTCCTCACGCCGTTGATGCAAATTATATGATGCGTTCCAGCGTGGGCGATGAAGATGTTCGCACCATCTACAGCACCAAGAATCGCTACGGCAAATTGTACAATGTGGAATTGCGATTGACTCAAAGTGGGTTTGATTTTGACAATCCTCGTATCAATGAAGGAACTGCACCTACTCAACTCGACCCTCGCAAGGTGCGTTGGATTGAGGATTTGAACAAGATTCTGCAACTTGCCGACCCAATGACGCAAACCGATGTGACCAATGCGGTAGATGGAAATGTTCAGCGAGGCTATCTCATCATTCGCCAACTCATTCGTGAAGGCAAAGTGATGAAGGATGGCAGAGGCGAGGAAGCGGTTTATCGATTGACAGAGGCGGGAAAGGTTGCCCTCCTCGCAATCCAAACGCAACCCGAACAAGTTATCGGAGCCGTTGAAGCGGTAGAGCAGATTGGAGAGGAGGCATGAGAATGGTGACCAAAGAGAAAGCTCGCAAGCAGTTTCGTGTTGTCGCCAAGCAGATTCGTTTCTACGAAGCTTTTGTCTGGGCTAAGACTGAAGAAGAGGCTTGGCAACAAGCCATAGAAAAGCCAGAGATATTTGAAGAGTCCTTATCTCACACCGATTGGCAGAAAGGCCAAGTAAACGAAGTATGAGAATGGTGACATACGTTGCAAGAATGTGGTTTGAAATGGAAACACCTATTCAAAAATTTGAAGATATACCCGAAGCTGAATTGCTAAATGTTGCACAGCAAAAAATTGATTCTGCGCGAAGGGATCGTCAAGATGCATATATGGGATTTGATTATGAAAGAAGCTATACAAATGAAAGTGGCGGCAAACACATATCCGAACAATTTGAATTTGATTTTAACAAATAATCAAATTTGATTTTGAAACATAGTTGATAAATATAATATATAGTATATAAAAGAACAATGAGCAAACGAGTAGAACTAAAAATAACCGAACGAGACAGATCAAGTGGCGAATCATTTGCTCGAGCCGTCAAAAAGTTTGGAGGCAAGGTGCAAGAGGAGTGTGTGGTGGAGGAGTCAAGAATGCGCTCAAGGAAGATGAAACCCAAAGCATATGCCCAAGCCAAACAGCAGTATAAAATCAAATTGTGGAAAGACTACAAGTGGGTTCCGTTTCCTCGAATGAAACGAATAGGCGAGACGAACTAGAGGTTTGCCTCTGTCGTCTAACTGGCTAAGACCCTCGACTTATAATCGAGAAGCTCTAGATTTGAGCGAAATATTGGTTCGAATCCAATCAGAGGTAGTGGGGCGAGTAGTTTAAAGGCGAAACCTTCGACTCATAATCGAATTAGTGCTGGTTCGAGTCCAGCCTCGCCCACGAATTGTTACCCAACAAGGACCGATCCAGGCCTTATAGGGATAATTTCCGGATTGTCAATCTTTATTTGCAAAATAAAATATAATATATTTGTAAAATAATCTCGACATTTTTCCAATTTAGAATATAAAGAACATATGAATATGAAAAACAGAATTGAGATGCATCCTTACAAAGAGGAGGAGGGGGCAAAGCAGAGCGAGGGGATTTTGCAAACTGAACCTCTAAACCGATTGAGCAAGCATTTTGCCAGCAAGTTGCTTGCGGAGTTTGAACCCGAACTGATGGCCAGCATCAACCAGATGTTGCAGGATGTGGGGGAGAGTGAAGGAGAAGAGGAGTGTGTGTCGTGAAGGTGGGTGATCGAGTCGAGCTGGTCGAATCACCCAATCCCTACTTTTCTTGCCGAAATGGTGTAGTGGTATTGTATCGAGGCAAACATAGCCGAACCTCCCCAAGGGTTCGCTGGGCAAGCGGGTGGGGAACATCAATTCGAGCGAGGGACTTGCGTTTGCAAACAAAGAAGGAACTACTGCGAACTCCTCCAGCAACCTACGAGGGAGATTTGTGAGAGAGCCTACCAGTCACATCAGCTACAATGGGGAGTGGATACCTCTCAGTGAAGTGGAGTATGTGGACATTGAAGAGGATATAAGTGGGAGAGACTTGGTTACCTTTCGCAAAGATGGGGTAAAGCATCAGAGTTTTGTTATTTTGAAATAAATCTATGTTTGATGTTACCGCAATGAAAAGCAAGAGCCAGCAGATCATATGGGATGTGCTGGAGAAGTGCAATGAAACATACAAGGTGGAACTGGACTTTCCTGATCTGCATTGGGTGATGATAGGCACCACAGCAGGGCGAGCCTACCTCAATTTGTGGAAAATCGAATTGAATCTGCAATTGTGCAAGGAAAACTGGGAAGACTTTCAAAAGGAGACAATTCCCCACGAAGTGGCACATCTGGTGGCCTACAAAGTGTTTGGAGATGCAGGCCACGGAGAGGGTTGGAAGAGCGTGATGCGATCTCTTGGCATCACACCCCAGCGTTGCCACAACTACGAGTCAGATCACGTCAAAGGCAAGCGCAGTTTGAATGGAATGTACAATTAAATAAAAAAATAAAAAAAATAATTGTATAACACAACCTGTAGGTTATCTATAGGATATGCAGATTCGTTCCGAGATTCGTACCGAGATTCGTACCGAGATTCGAGAGATCACTTCTCAAGAAAAAGAGATGCTGGAAAAGGAACTGGCTCGGAGAGATGCAAAGCAAATCAAGACTCCAGAATATCTGGAACTGGAAAACACGGGAGATACTGGGATCAATTTTCTATCCTTTCTTAAGGATTTTGTAAAATAATAATATATATTATATATAATTGAATAGGCAAGGTAAGTATTTGCATGAACATATCCTATCTAAAAACACTTGCTCTAGTGCCAGTATTTGTAATATTTGCCGCATGTAGCACAACCTCAACAAGTAACACATCAGATAAATCCGGAACCACGCCTGCGGCAAGTGTGCAAGACAAGATAGAAAAGGCACTTCCTTATGTAAAGCCTGCAGTAAGTTTGGCCTGCTCTGCAGTCTTGGAAGCCGCAGTGAGTCCGAGTGATCGAGTCGAGAAAGCCCGAATGATTCACGATGTGGCTCAAGTGATTCGGAGCCTCAGTGCAGGAGCAGTTCCCAGCACAGCCGAGCTGGATCAAGCGATTGCCAACTTTCTTCCCGAGAAGACGCATTGGACTGGATTTGCCCAGAGCCTGACCGATGTGTATGCAAATCTATTTCGCCAAATTGGTAACGATCCCAAGCTGGCCTTGAAAGTTCTAAATGCTATCGCGGACGGATGTGTGAGTGCAACTGCCGCTTACGTTCCCTAATGGACGATTTCGGCGAGGTGGTTGGTAGCATATACAAAACATATTTTAATAAGTTTTGGGGAGAAGATGATTTCAATGAACTTGATTTCAAATCCCGAACATTTCAACGCAATGTGGACATATATGATCTGCTTACTGATCGAGGCTACAAGTATGATCTGTTGCATCGCACTTATACAGATCCAGGAGGTCATCCGGTTTTGAATGTGGAAACTCAATATGAATACGAAAAAGAAAGAAAGTAATTATATTATATTTAAATGGTATCACCCGTTTACTTTGGTTGGTTACGAAAAGAGAGACGATGTGCGGACCTTCGGAATCGACCTGGATCTGCGTACCGTCTGCAGCTACTGCAGCTACGAATACGGTCGTGTTTTTATGCTGCGCATTTTGGGCCTGGGCTTTGAATGGAATTTATTATATCTATGAAAAACTTCCAAGAATATATCAGCGAAGCCAAGCGAACAAAAAAGAAAAAGAAGAAACGGGGATCCCGCAAACCCCGAGCCCGGTTGAGTCGCTCTCCTTATCCTTATAATTACTTTCCCTATTTTGCAGGTTATGCAGGCGGAGACATGAGCGGGGGCACGAGTGGAGATGCTGGAGGGGATGCTGGCGGAGCTGGAGATGGGGGCGGAGGTGGCGGGGAATAGTTGACAGCTTGTTTGTTTCATATATAAAAAGATATGCCCAGACCATGCTTACGCTGTAAAACATATCGTCCGAAACCTCCCGCCAAATTCAAATTAAAATTGCCGAGGAAATTGAAAAAATAGTTTTACAAATGATAAATCATATATGTGGAGCATTTTACAAAACAAGAGCAGGAACTGCTTGAGCAAATAGCTTTTGTTGTATTGGATGATGAGGTGATGGGTAAAAGGATTCTTCAAGAAGTTTTTGAATTGTATGATACAGATACTGATTTGAAAGATGTATTGAGATTAAAATTAGAAGAGAAACTAGGTTGATTTGTTTGTTGCAGATGTTAAATTGAGTTGCCGTTTTTTCCTCTAAGAGGGAAAAGTCTTTTTGTTTTTTTGTTGTTTTGTTTGTGCAAAAAGATCAAGCAATGCTTGCGGCACATTTTTTTGGGCAGATACCGAAGTGGTCAAACGGGGCAGACTGTAAATCTGCTGGCTTACGCCTTCAATGGTTCAAATCCATTTCTGCCCACTCGATTTTTATAATATATGTTCTTGACATTTTGAAAAAAATTAGCTAGAACGATTTTATGAAACAAATCAAATGCAAAACAATGAAACTGGTAGTTCACACCACAAGTGGCGGTGCTGTTTACCTAACAAATAGCCACGACTTTCGTGTGGCAAACATCATCATTCGAATGGATGGGGACGAACCCGAACTGATTCGTTGCACTCCTTCCTTCAAACAACTGCGGGGAGACGAATCGTGAAACTACTCGAAGGCCAATGCAGATATGTGGACAATCCCGAAGCTCGCTTGCTGGAGGCACTTCTCACTCAAGCGGTAATGGACATTCAAAAACCCTCCCGACTTTGCGATGAGGGGGAGGAAAGAACTGCTCGCAATCTCATAGCAAGTGGTGTTCTGGAAGAGATACTCGAAAGTGGAGGGTTACAAGTGTGTCCCGATGCTATGCGAGAACGATTGGGTGTGCCTCGCAACAGATTGGTGGATGAGAGTTATGGAATGAGGAGCGTATGAACGACACACTCTATCTCATTCATACCATCGCCAGCATCAACCTATTCATAATGGTGGGGTGGTGGCTTGCGACTAACATTCATCGTGAATTGAAAAAGCAGAAAAACCAAAAAGGAGCATAGTATATGACCACGGAAGAAACAGAAAAAAAGTACACAATCAAACTGCAACGCAACCAAATCGCCGAGGTGGAGATTGAGGTGGTGGCCACATCCGAAGACGAGGCTTCTGACAAAGCTCTCAAACTTGCAGAGAATTGTACAGATGCTAGTGGCTTTGCACTTGAATGGGATGAAGTTGATTACAACTTTGAAGTTATTGAAGTTGAAGCTGAAGAGGAGGATGAAGATGAAGTTTAAGCTGTGGCAGAATTCCGATATGCAAGTGCCTCTCAGAGAGATCGAAACTGATAATCTTGAGCAAGCTTTGTTTGAAGCTTTAGATGCTTGTGGTTATTCTTTAACACAAAGTACTGAAGAGTGTTATAAATGAAATCATCTGAAGCTATTTGCAAAGAAATCCACGATAGAATTGCAGAATACAAAGGTCTGCAAGTGGAACACAACAATGATCAAAAAGCTATGGATGAATTAGAGAGTGCAATTATTGAACTTCAATCTGTATTAGAATGGGCAAATGAATAACATATAAAATAATTATGAAAATAAAATACGCAACCATAAGCAAGATGCCTCTATCTCTGTTTGATCCGATGCCCGAAGTGACTGCTCACTACGAGGACGGAAGTGAAGAGGTGCTGTTTCAATACTATCCCGATGAAATCCGTTTCACTCCCAGCGAGTTTGTTGGATTGACTCGGGAAGGAGCTTTTGCTCTGCGCCACCAGAAAGATACGAATTATTTGCAAAATTAAAATGAGCTACAACAAAGAGTTTTACAATGCTTGGAGGCCGTGGGCTTTGGAGTTGTGTGAGGAATGGGATATGAATGCGGATATTCCAGAGATTGCTCAACAGATTCGCAAGCTGGGCAAAAAGTCCAACACAAAAGAGTTTGAAGTTTTAAAAGATGTGTTCAACGAATACTTTAGCAAGGATGGCAAGATTCCCACCATCACTCAGTTCGAGGCCATCACGCAATGTGTGGAACATATGGAGATGGAAGATATGGAGTGTAACTTGTGAAAAACCTAACAAACGATGATACTAGGGATATTGCAATCAACGCCAGCGAACAGCTAAAATCCGATGGTTTGATTCGGAAAAATGCAGATTTGTTTGATGTGCAAGATGCTATTCATCACACATTAAACACTCTTTTAAATGAAAGATTTAGGGGAAACATATATGTTGATTATTTGGAGGTGAACGAATGAAACGCAAAATTAGATTGACATTTGTAAAATAATTAGCTACAACTTTCTTATGAAAAAACCAGTAGTTACTCTTAAAAACCCAGTAGTTATCAAGCTAGAAACATCTTGGGTGTTCACCGAATTGCCTGATGATTTTGAAGGAACACGCAAAGATGCGATTCAATATTTTAAGGAAGATATTGCAGATAATTTCAGCGAGTTCTTTGACACTCGTTATGTGTCTCATCATTTGAGTGTTGCAAAATAAGATTGACATTTGTAAAACAATTAGCTACAACTTTCTTATGAAAAAATTAATAGTATTAACTCCCGACTCTATTCCCACCACCAGAAAAACAACATTTGCCAATCGCAAACAAGCCGAGCTGGAAGTGCAAAGATTTGTTCGGAGATTCAAGATGCAAGGCTTCTATCGCACAGCAGATGGCGAGCGTTTGGAACTATCCAGCATAGCATCCCGTTGCCAGATAGTTGATCAGGAACAGCTTGAGCGCAACGAACTGATTAGCCTTCTCATGACCTAGCCAGCGTTGCGACAATTTTCGCCCCGCCCTAAAATTCATCTATCCGACCCAATAGAAAAGTGTTGGGGAGGCAAGTGCAAGTGGACTTGCAACTTGACTTGCACTTGACTGGGGATTAGAACCACCGAGATAGCGCCGATACAATATAAAACCCTGCAAACAGCATAAAAAGAAACGCTAGTAGTTTGCAAACTTCCACAACGAATTGCACTTCGGGATTCATGGAGGATTGGAAAAGGCATCTACCCCTTCAAGAAACTTTTCAATCTCCTCGAGAAGTTCTGGGCTCACATCATCCTTTTCATCCCCTTCTTCAGGATTGCCGCAGGTGTAGCGAGGGGCACGATAGGGATAGGGTAGAGGGGGCAAATAGAAATCAAACAGGGCCACGCTTTAATTTAGACCTGGGGGCTACAAAATCAATGTTTTTGCAAATAAGCAATAGTCACATTCAAAAAAATATTAACAAGGTATCCTGCAAAACAATAGCCTGCTACATTTAGGATCATAATATTATTTAATATAATATATATGTTTTTTTCAAAACATTTCGATTGACATTCTTTTCAAAATAAGCTACAAACATTTTATGAAAACAAAAAAATCTAAAAACAAACCTGTCCAGATGCCAAAGTTTGATAACATCATGGAACAAATCCAAGCAGACCAACTAAAGAAATCAGACAGAGTAAAGTATCATGCTAATCTGTTATTCAATACTCTAGCACAAACAAAAGTTTCTTCTATTGAAGTATCTTTTGAAGGTTGTGGAGACTCTGGTCAAATCGAATCAGTAGATTATACAGACGCTAATGGCAAGGGGATAGACGAAGCATACCTCGATAAGACTATTGTTAAAGGTTCAGCTAAAACATCCTATCACCAATGGGACGAGAAGAAAAAAATGCTGGTCGAAACAAAAGCCAGAGAAGGAAATATTAGAGAAATCGTTGAGGAGGTATGCTATGACAAGTTAGGTTCAAGCCACGGCGGTTGGGAAATCAACGCAGGTAGCTACGGCACATTCCGCTTTGATGTTGCTGGTCGCAAGATCACTCTCGAATACAACGAGAGGATAGAGGATGTTCGCATCAGCGAGGAGAGTTTCTAATGGCTAATCCCCGCAGATTCATACACGACTTTGATCTTGTAGCTTGTGTTGAGAATAGTCACGAAGACTTTTACAACACACCCAAAGAAGAACTGATCGAAGCAATGCGAAAGAGATTAGCCAACCTCAAAGACGATGAAATCTTTGAAGCCTTTGGTTTGGTCACTACTTCGGAGTTCCCCAATGGCTAATCCCTATCATCACTCATTAAGTTCTGTAAAAAAGTGGGGAGGAACTTCTGAAGATTACCAGAAGATTCACGACTGGTTTGATGAAAGCAAGATGATGATGGCAGATTTTCGTCATCGTGCATTGCGTCATCACGCCGAAGGAATCTTTATGTGTGAAAGGATATTTGGCAATACCATCACACTATCCAACGGCAAAAAGATTCCTACTCGTTGGGTGGGCGAACAGCATGTAGCCGAGGACTTGGGATTTATTCCAAGTATGCAGGATTGGCTCAAACATATCATACCCGAACCTTGGATGGGTAAAACAAAGAAACTTGATGTGGAACTACAACTGGCAAAAGCATGAAAAATTATAGCATAAATCTATCAATCAGTATTCAAGTTGAAGGAGAAAACAAAGAGGAGGCAGAAGCAAAAGGATTAACCGATTCTAGTTTTTCCATAAAAGACAGAGATGGA